CTGTAATTGTATTATTACTTATATTAGAACCAGTTATAGTAGAGTTTGCTATCTGAGTTCCAACAATGCCAGCAGTTGAAGAAAGTTGAGAACCAAGTATTCCAGCAGTTCCTGATATATTAGTTCCAATAATAGTAGCGTTAGCTATGTTTGAACCAGAGATAGTTCCAGAAGCAATCTGCGTAGAAGTTATTGTGGCATTTGTAATTTGGCTTGCAGTAATACTATTTGCTTGTATCTGTGGGCCTATTACTTGTGTAAATCCCCAAAGAGCAGTAAATGTTCCTGAGTTATTATATCCTATTAAAAACTTACCGTCAAAAGTTGGGACAGTTGCTCCAGTTGATAATACGTTAGGATTAGTATAGTCCCAATATATATAAGCATCAGTAGTATTACCGTCAGTGATTGTGTATTCATTACCACCAAAAGCAATTTTTATATTCTGCCATCTTGTCTTAGTTGCTATAGGAGAATTAGAAATAAAGTTACCAGCAGAAATAATAAACACATTCATGTTTGTTTTTACTGGAGTTATGGCGGCATTAGCAATCTGAGTAGCGGTAATCGTTGCGTTTGCTATATTAGATGCGGCTATAGTAGCGCTTGCAATTTGCGTTCCTGTGATTGTAGCGTTGGCTATTTGTGTAGCAGTTATTGTGGCATTTGCTATCTGTGTGGCTGTAATTGTAGCGTTAACAAGTTTATCTCCAGTTATTGTGGCATTCGTAATATAAGAACCTCCTATTGTTGAACCTGTTCCTGTAACTATTTTTCCTTTTACAGTTAGAGTTCCTGCGGTTGTTATATTCCAGTCAATAGAAGAATTAGCATCTCCGCTAAATCTAAAATTACCACTAGAGTCTATATAAGAATTCCAAGCTCCAGTCTTGTAAAATCCAAGATAAGTAGAAGTTAAATAAAGACCATCTGAAGAAGGTGTTCCTAAAGTTCCCGGAATACCTGTAAGATTTACACCCCATGCAGCACCAACTGTAGCATTGTTAGCAGGTTTTCCTCCGTCATTTGTAATAGAACTCCAAGGCAAAGTTCCTACTAGCGATGCTGAGCCACTTATAGTAAGATTTGTTCCGTCCCAGTACATATGGTCTCCTGCTGGATTTCCTATACTTAGCTTATATACTCCTCCTGTGTAACCTAGCCAAAAACCTACTCCAGTGTTATAAGCAGTTTGACCAGCTCTTAAGTATCCAGTAGTACCAATTTCTATATTACCAGAAAAAATACCACTAGCACCAGTTATATCACCTCTGAAAGTTCCTGAACCAAACTCAACATCACCGTCAGCTGTAATTCTCCAACCACTAACACCTGCTTCAAAATTAGACGACTGATATAATCCAGTAGCCATTGTTTGGTTACTGTTAGTTTCTCCACTTGTTATAGAGTCAGGATTAGTAGAAGAGTCTTTAGCAATTAAAGCTCCTTGGTCATTTCTATATAGCTGTGGATTTAGTAATAATTCGTCTAGTGTAGCCATTTTATTTAATACTTAAAATTTCCCAACCTCTCATTAAAAGAGAAGTTCCTGAATTATTTCCTGATATTCTAAACTTAATTCTTTGAAAACTATCGTTCATTAATTTACTTTGAAATAAGTCATCACCAATCTGTCCTAGTTCACGCCATTTATTAGCTAGGTCTATATCTTTTCTGTATGACAACAAAGCTCCTTGTGCGTTTTCGTGCAAGAAGCCCATTTCAGTTAGATTTTTAATATTTTGTTTCGGAGTTGAAAGGTAGAGCCAATGAGTTTGCAATTCATAATTTATAGTTGAGCCGTCATCAGTATTACCGTAATTAAATTGGTAAACCTTTCCAATATCGTCACCAACCGCCATAATTTGCGTAGTTCCGTTGTCGTATAAAGTAGCTCCTCTGATTTCAAAGGCATAAGAATACAAAGTCCATACCTGAGTTGAAATTGTATAACGGCAAACCATATTAGAATAAGAAATACCATCTAAAGTTATATCTCCTATAGACCAGTATATATGGTCATCATCTGTCCAACCACTAACATTAGGCCAATATGAGCGAGGAATAGCCTGAATTACATCAATTATAGGTCTAGATATTTCAATTTGGTCACCCTCAGCGAACTTATAAAAACCAGATGAATGGTGGTAATATATTCCGTCTTTAGCTTCTACAATACTCTCTTGACTATAAGTTCCTCTATTTATGTATGGGTCAGGGTCAACGGAAGTAATTGAGAAAACACGATAGATGTGATTTTGCTTAAATACAAGTAAGGCTCTGGAATATCTTTGCAAACCTGTAATACTTTCTCCGTCCTGAGGGCTAATTTGGATATATTCAGTTCCACCTGTAATCGTATTATTAGTTTCTACTACATTACTATAATAAAGTTTATCAGTAGAAGAGTCGGCAATCCAAATACGAGAACGGTAATTTTCAATAAAATCACCTTTATGAAGATTTGTAGCATTAGTCGTCCCAAATGAACCAGAACCATTATAAGTAGAAACAACTTCGTTTCCATTTCCGTTAACCATAAACACATAGTCAACAAAATTAGTAAAACGAGCTTTTGAACCAGTTGTTAGATTATTGCGTACTGAACTCCAAGATGAACCATTATAAGCATAAACGTCTGCATCAATTTTAGCTAGTAACTTATAATTAGAGCCTGCATTATTTCGATAGTTAGTCATTCCTAAAACAGGTTTTCCTGCTTCTACTGTTTCTCCAATCTTAGTTAAACCTTGTCTAGTTTGAAAAGCTCCAATTACGTCAAAATTAATATTCAAAGCAAAACCGCAAGTATTTTGGGGAACTAAAGTATCATCAACAGCTGAACTGCGAATTACACCATTTTGAATTTGAGGAATTTCGATTTTTTCGCTCATATTATTTAGGTAAATCTATACTTATTCTAATGTTTTGTCCTGTGTAATTCTTTGCTACTTGAGCTTCTCTTTTAGCTACCCAGTCTAGATAATCACTATCGCTTGACATAGCCAAAGAACTATCTTTTTTGCTCTTAATTTTCCATTTAAGCCAAGGAATATAAATATTATAGAAAGGCTCGTCTAGTAAATCTCCATCTGAATTGATATTTGTTATATCTTTGTAGTAATCTAACCAAATATTCTGTCCATCTAGACTATCATCAAAAGGTCTTTCAAATATAATATATCCATTATCTACAGTATAATATTGAGGCATACCAAAATGTTGGTTTTGCCAAACGTCAGCACCGTCAGAATGGTTAGCAGTGATGCTTGTAACACCCCCTAGAACGGCGGTGGACTCGTTATTACTAGTATACGACACAATGTCCGCTAACTCATTTACAGCACTCCCAGCGATGGTTATTGAGCCACTTTCATCAAAATCTCCACTATCTGCAAGAATTATAGAAGTTGAGCCAGTAGTTATTGCTCCATTTAGAGTAGAATGAGGTGTTTTGTAGTAAAAATTATTTAAAGCCTGCTTATCGATATAATGAAGTGGGTACAGATTTTTGCCAATCCTAACAGAAAGAATGTTGGCATTTGTATTCTTATCTCTAAGGTTAGTTGGAACGGCAACCTTATTCGTTCCAGATATAATCTGGCCTGCGTTGTAATCAAAAGATGAGCGGAAAGACCATCTATTAATATTGATGTGTTGGTCTATTTCAAGTCTGCCTTCATTCAAAGCCTCATATAAAAACTCCTTTGTTATCATTTTTTCGTCAATTTCATTGCCAGAGCTAACTAAAACGCTCCTAATTAGTCGACCTACTGAATTTTCTAGGTAGCCAGCTCCAATAACTGGATCGGAATATTGTGAGTATAAGTTGGTGGTTGAATTCTTAAATCTAGCACGATAATAGGTTGTATTTGTTCCGGAGGTATCATTGTAGTATGTTTCAGTTGAGTCAAATCTAATTCCTAGTATTGCAATTACAGAATAGCTAACGCCATTGCTAGAACTTTCGATAATAATTTGATTATATGGAATAAATTGAATAGGCTCTCCTCTAGTATGTGAAAAAACAGAAGCATTGATAG